CCAGGGAGGTTTGCGATGATGTAGGAAATTCCAATCTCACCGACGCTGGTCTTACCGCACTGGATGGCTGCGATGATTGAAACCAATCGTATCGATGGATCGACCAATGCTTCCAATGGCTCGCGCAGCCAAGGCGAATTCTGGCTGCGAAATCGTCCAGGGATCGGCGAATACGGGATCGAGGCGATGTTTTCCTCTGCCCACGCCCACGGTGGTCTTCTGTCCGGCGGTTGCCAAACCTCTCGCCAAATTCGGTCGAGCTTTGAATTGTGATTCATACGCCCTCGTTAAGCATGGCTGCAAATTCATCCACCGCCTTGGAAAGTTCTTTGCGGATGCCCACTGCATCGAGTCCCGAGAGCACGGGCGGAAGTTCGTTCTCGAGGCGCTTTCGAAGGAGGGCTGCCGCTTGCCCAACATGGTAGGCCCAGCGTGTCTGCACCTCCTCGAGTGGCACATACTCGCCCTGCTTAACGAGAAGCCTGTGTTCGCGCTCCATTACCTCGGCGAGAAGCTTGCGGGCGCGGAGTCCGGATTCTTCGTCTTGGGCGATTGCGCCACCACCTTTGAGATTGCGCCGCGACATGAACTCTCGCCAGGCTGCCACTTCATGGGTTCCGTTGGCGTTCGGTTTTGGTGAGTCAGGAAATTTCTTCCACGAATGGATTGCTTGGCGGCTGACGCCGAGGATTTCCGAGAGTTCGTTGAAGTTGGATGCGAGTGCGGAGGCGGTGTTTGGGGAACCAACGGCCATCGCTTGCAGCATCGCCCTCTCGGTCTTGCTCAACTTTCCACCCTCCTGAACACGTTTGATCAGGTTGGTAAAATCGCGATTAAGGAGCTTGCGGGCAACGTCGGGTGGAACTTGTTCCATTTCCGCCAAAGCGGCGCGTCAACTTGAGAACTTCTCCTTTGGCGTAAAAAATCCGTCCTTCGAATTGTAGGGCATGTCTGCGAGCGAGAGAGTGATTTGAGACCAGTTGATCATGCCGTCACTCTCGAGTTGGATTCCAGCCATGGTGTCGGCGCATCGTTTGGCGTCATTCATGTAGCCAATGAGTGTGCGGTTGGTGCGGCGCGTGAGGAGGATTTCCTGGTTTTTGTGATCGAATGGCTTGTTGAACGCTTCGTAGTTGCCAGCGAGCATGATCATGAGAAGTCCGATGAACTCTTCGTATGTTTGGCAACCTTCGATCGGAATGAGGATCGGCCACTGGGAGGCATCGTGCATGACGAGCACCATGCGTTCCTTGCCATTTACCTTGAGGATGTCGGCGCTCCACGCATCCTCTCGCCCGGCTTGGAGAACGGGCATGTCTTTAAAGCTCAGATTAACGCGCAGCTTCTTGGCGAGCGCCGATGAGAGGTGGAGGATCATCGTCCTTTGGGTTTGTTCTCGATTACCAGCAGAAGCGCTTTGAGACCGAATCCCCGGGGCATGTTGCGGGCGATCTCCCAATTTTGGAGGGTGCGCACGGAGATGCCGAGGCTCTTCGCTGCGTCGTGTTGCGTAAAAGCCCGGCGTTCTCGCCAAGACTTGAGCTTCTTTGCAAAATTTTCGCGCTTCATTTTGTCTACTACGCGACAAGCGCAATGATTGGTCAAGAATTGACACGGGTTCTGGAAGCGTGACCGTCCATTGCTCCCACACTGCGCTTGTGAATCCGACCAAGCTGCGTCCCAATCCCGAAAATCCGAACCGGCACAGCGCCCACCAGATTCAGATTCTGGCTGCAGTTATTCAAGAGCAGGGGTGGCGTGCTCCGATCACAGTGAGCAAGCGCAGTGGGCTCATTGTGCGAGGACACGGGCGACTCGAAGCCGCCATGCTCATGGGCTGCGATGTGGTTCCCGTTGATGAACAAGATTACAAATCCGAGGCGGAGGAACTTGCTGACCTTCTTGCCGACAACCGTCTTTCTGAACTCGCTGAACTCGACGAGGACGATCTGCGCCGAGTGATCGAACGATTACGCGGGGCTGATCCAGAGTTCGATGTCGAACTGACCGGATTCATGGAAAACGAGATCGCGAAACTCTTTGACGAGGAGGAGAGCGCCGAGGACCTCGAAACGATTCCACGCATGGAGTGTCAGGCGTTCGAACACCATGACTACCTCGTGTTCATGTTTCACGACCTACGCGATTGGATGCTCGCGCTCCAACTCATCGGGGTGCGCGAGGTGGATTATTCGATCACGAGAAAAACAAAGAAGATCGGAGTTGGCCGCGTGCTCAACGGAAAGCGACTGATCGATCTCGCACAGAGAGGCCACGAAAATGCCGACAAATCGCAAATTGCAGGGTAGTGAAAGTGGTGTCACGGGCGGTTCATACCCGCCAAATCCGGGTTCGATTCCCGGCCCTGCTACTTTGGAGTTTCCTGAACTACGGCCGTTGACGATGCGGTTCGTCATTATGAGTCGTGGTCGCCCACGCTCGATCACGACCCACAGGTTGTTTCCGTCGGCCACGCTGGTTGTGCCTGAATCCGAACTTGCGAGCTACGCGCACATTGCTCTGGAAAAAGTTCCGATTCCTGACGGGTTGAGCGGCGTGAGCGTAGTCCGGAATTGGATCATTCGCCATTTCGACGAAGAGGTCATCGTAATGTTCGACGACGACATTTCGGCCGCCATGTGCATGGTGAGCCTCAAAGTGCGCAAGCTGTTGGTCGACGAAGCCGCAGCAATGGTTGAAAATACAGCCAGGTGCGCGTTCGGTGCAGGCGCGAGGCTATTCGGGTGGCATCAGAGGAGCGATCCAAGGCTCCTGCAGAGAAACGATCCTTTCGGTGTGCACCACTGGGTTGGCGGGGCTGTAGGAGTCATCGGCAAGGCCGTGAAGTGGGACGAGTTGCTCAAGTGCAAGTGCGACATAGATGCCACACTGACCGAACTCATGGAGAACCGGCTTGTTTGGAACGAGGCGAGATTCTGCTTCGCGCAGGAACGCGACAAAAACCTCGGGGGGAATTCGCTTTTACGCTCGGAGGAACGGATTGCGGCTGAGAAGCGCTACCTCAAAGCGAAGTGGAAAGCGCATATGCGATTTGAAAACTACAAGAGCCAGGACAAGGTGGTTGTCGATGTGAGTCGGAGGCAGTCAGTGGCGCTTGATGCCTGAGTTGGTTGACACGGATTTGCGGGTGATGAAAGCAATCAACTACATCTTTTCCCGCTTGAAAGAGGCGAGCACCTATCGAGGTTTGGCAGTTCTTGGAGCCGCTGTTGGAATCAGCTTGGACCCCTCACAGTGGAACGCGATTGCAGCGGCAACCGCAGGGATAATTGGACTTGTTGAAGTCTTCCGTAAGGAAAAATCCCAATGAATCCCAAAACCGTTGCTCTCCTGATTGTGTTGTTCGCGTTTGCTGCCGCGATGTTGCTGACGGCATGCTCGACGCTCGGGCTTTCGTTCGAGTCGGAATATGGAAGGTTCACCTATGAGCTGCCGTATGAACTTCCGACCACGGGGCGGACGCTCAAGGACAAATAGGAGACACCCTCAATGCGCCCCCGGAACTGTTTCTGGTCTTGTGTTCAACGGGTTAGGATATCTCCATGAACACGAAAAAATGGTGCCAATCCGCGATGGACACTTCGATCTTCCAGCGAGAGGAAGAGGGCTATGCAACAACCCAACTTAATCCCAACCGGACCCGCTGACATGAGACTGCGAACAATCAGAGGGTATGATTTCTCGGAAGTGTCCTCGGCCATGCAGAAGGCGGTCCGGCGAGGAGAAACACAACTCGCGGGCTACTGGGCGCTGGAACTCTGGGCGAGCGGCTTCGGCAACTACGTGTGGAAGCGGTTGCTGACGATCAGCGCCGAGGACTGCTGGGGCATCATCACGGCGGAAGTGAAGGCGCTCCACGATGGATACGCGCTTATCAATGCGAACATTCCGGCACGCCAGTCACGCGGCCGGATATTCATTTCCAAAGCGGTGATCCTGCTGTCCGAGGCGAAGAAGAGCCGGGATGCCGACCACTTGCAAAATTTGGTTTATGACCAGTGCAAAGGCGTGGATGCCGACCAACTCGCCGACGAATTACGATCGGCCCCCGAGTATGTGGCGATTCCCGCATATGCCTACGACTGCCACACGAGCCGAGGGAAGAAGGCTGGTAAAACCAAGGCCGAGTTCTTCACGGCAGAACATGCCGCGCTCAGTCCGTTCCAACCTGGCTTGTTTGACCACTTGGTGGACGGGTGAGTTTTTGTCGAGTCAATCCTCCCAATTTTCCAAACGCAATCCGTCCACGCGCTGGAACTCCCTTTGGTTGCGGGTGACCAAAGTAAGGTCTAAAGCAAAAGCATGGCCCGCGAGGAGCAGGTCATATGGGCCGATTACCAGTCCGCGAGACTCCAATACAGCCCGTATCCTCGCTGCTGCTGCCGCTGAATCACAGCCGTATGGCAGGACATGCAGGGGTTCAAGGAAAGCCGAGATTTTTGCGGACTCGCGGGCGGGGTTTGAGCATTTTTCCGCTCCAGCCTGGAGCTCGTAAACAGTGATCACCGAGACAGCGATGTCATCCGGCGAAAATCCCGCGAGATGCTTGGAAACCTTTTTGTTGCCGCGTAGGACCTCCACGCAGGCATTCGTATCGAGCAGATGGGTCACTTTCCAAAAACAGGAGCTGGCGGCAAATCTCCCTGGGGTTGTCTTTCAAATGCGGAGTCTTTGATTTTGACATTTTCGAAATAGCCGTTTGGCCACTTGGAAGGCTTGATTGGCTCAAGCAAAATCCCGTCGCCCCAGCGGCGAATCTTGGCCAATCGACCTGGCATCCGGAATTCCTTTGGCAAGCGGACGGCTTGAGACCTGCCATTCATGAAAATCGTGGTTGTCATATCCGATATATCCCTTTGGAGGCCTCCGAAGTCAAGGCGTATTGGGCTTCATGGACTTCTCCCGCCTGAATCATTTCCGGTGCCAACATTGGGCCGCTGCGCAAAATGGTGAAAAATATGGTGTTCATTACTGATGGACACACGCGAGGGCGGTGAACGAGGCCAAGGGGGATGAAAACAAACATCACCCAACGCAGCGAATACGTCGGAACGTTCACCAAGTCGACGGGCGAAGCCCGCACGATGCGGTTCACGACTTCCGAAGCCAACCTCAAGAAGTGCGGACTCATCACGGTTTATGACGTGGAGAAGTGCGGATTGAGGAAGTTCAACCTCTCAACCCTTATCGGAAGAATCGCCATGGTGTCGAATACCCATGCGCTTTCTTTTTGCCGCTGAACTACGCGAGTCACGCACTATGAATAACCTTGTTCAATTTATCACAGCGGGCAACGCCCTGTTCACGCTTGAGAACACAGCCACTGGAAACCGCTTCACGTTCCGCGTGAGGCAGCCGGGCGACGACAAACCGCACTTCGTGAGCGTTCTCACGGGAGCGGACAATGAAAGCGACTACACATTCCTTGGAACGATCTTCGAGGGTCTGCGTTACAGGCACGGGCGGCGGTCAGCGATTGCTCCTACTGCCCCGAGCGCACGGGCGATCGATTGGCTTCTGCGGCGTTTGTCGAAGAAGGCGGATCTTCCCGAAATCGTGCGGGTTTGCCACTGCGGGAAGTGTGGCCGGTGTGGTCGCACGTTGACTGTGCCGGAATCGGTGGACACGGGGTTCGGCCCTGAGTGCGCCAAAATTCTGAAAGGAGGAGAGTAAACGATGTGTGCGATAACCAAGCCGATGCTCGCCGGTAAATGCGAGCAACCCGAGGAATTGCGATTTCCTGTGCTGGCCACGCCCAAGCTTGATGGCATCCGTTGCCTGAAGATCGGTGGCAAGGCGCTGACTCGCTCGTTCAAGCCGGTGAGCAACCGGTTTATCCGGGAGTGGATCGAGGCGAATTTGCCCGACGGCGTGGATGGTGAGCTTGTCGTGCCGGGAGCCACATTCAGCGAGACGAGCGGGCATGTGGGACGCGAGTCGGGCGAGCCGGATTTCCGGTTCGCGGTATTTGATTATGTGAGCGGCGGAACCGACCGGCCGTATGAGTGCCGGATGGCGCAGTTGGAACGCCTGGCTGAGTGGGACCGCGTGGTGAAGGTGCTGCCGATGCCCATCCCTGATGCCGCGCAACTCGCCATCTATGAGGAGCGCTGTATCCAAGAGGGCTACGAGGGCGTGATGGTGCGCGATCCGGCCGGACCCTACAAGTGTGGGCGGTCCACGGAGCGCGAAGGTTGGCTTCTGAAGATCAAGCGGTTCGAGGACGCGGAGGCTGAAATCCTCGACACCTATGAGGGGATGAGCAACCAGAACGAGGCGCAGCGGGATGCGTTCGGCAGAACCAAGCGCAGCCTCAGCCAATCCGGCATGGTGGGTCGCGGTGAACTTGGTGGGTTCGTCGTGCGCTCGCTGGAAACGGGTGTGGAATTCCGCCTCGGCTACAACCATGTGGTCGGAGGAATCGACCGAGTCAGCTTGTGGGTGTGGCGCGAATCCCTAATCGGTCGGCTCGTTCGGTTCAAACACCAGCCGAGCGGAGCGAAGGAAGCTCCGCGCTTTCCCAAGTTCTCAGGCTTCCGTGAGCAATGGGATCGGTAGGGGATCCCATCGAAACGTAAAATCGGCAATATACCTACACCAGCCGCTGGGGGACTCGTTCTCTCGGCGGCTTTTTTACAAGTTTCGGGCTAATTGCGAGGCGGAGGTTTCGTGCATTCTCACGCCTGATAAACGAGCGGGGGGAGGGACTGCAAAGCGGAATCATTTTCGGTGCCAACATGTTGGCTTTCAGTGAAATGGTGAAAAATATGGTGTGTATTTTCTGATGGATACCTAAGGTTCTGTGCGTGAGGCTCTTGGGGGATGAAAAGCAAGACCAAACTGCAAGACCTCGCCGCTGCATCCATTGCATTCGGCGTGGAACTCGAAACCGCCATCCCTGTGTCCTCTGGCATAACGGTTGGTGGATATCACAGGGGGCTGCCGGTGACGACGGCCCAAGCCACTGATGGAACAACGGTGAGCGCGCCGGCATTCGGAGCCTCCCGATGGAAAGCCGAACGCGATGGCTCGATCCGGTATCAATCCGGTGAGATGCCATGCGAATTTGTGTCCCCGATCCTTCGTGGACCAGACGCGCTTGAATGCCTCGCCGGCTTCACCCGATTCCTTGATCAAATAGGGGCGCGGGTGAACGATAGCTGCGGGTGTCACATCACGGTGTCGGTGGACAGCGTGCTCGGGCTCACATCGCTCACCTCGGCAGATGACCTGCTCAATGCGCGTGTGGAATTTGCGCGTAAGCTCGCCCACATCGCCAAGTGGCATTCTCGCGCTATCTACGGCCAGACGGGCACGGGACGGCATTTGAACACTTCCTATGCGGCCCCGCTGCGTGATGAGGTTGGAAGGTTGGTTCGCCGGATGGTCGGGGAAAATGACCGTTTTCGCAAACACGACGCAGCGAGCCTGTGTGGGCGCGGGATGCTCAACCTCAAAAAGCTCGTGAGCGACGGGCTTGTGGAATTCCGCGCGTTTGCGGGGACGACGAGCCTACACAAGATCGAGCACCACTTGGCCACCGTGCTTGGGCTGTGCCGCCGGGCCGCGCAGGTGCAATGCCTCGGTGGGTTCAAGAAAAACAAGGTGCAGCAGGAACGCACGCGCACGGCCGTGGAGGCTGTGAAGTTCCTCTGGGATTATCTGGGATGGACGGGAAGCAGCCGCCCTGTGGCGCTCGGGCTCTTCGGCCGCCTGCACGAGGACTTCAAGGATTACCGCAACGACGCGCTCCGCCTGTGCGCGAAATTTGATGCGCGATACCCCGACGCCGCCCTCTGAGGAAACAAAAATTTCCGCGCCCATAGATACGCAAGTCGCGTATTCGCGGCGCGGAGTAACAAGAAAGAACATAACTATGTGTGTCATACTGGTATGCCCGCAGGACGTCCGTCCCAGCGGCCAAATATTGAATGCCTGTCAGAAGGCGAACCCGCATGGAGCAGGGGTCGGCTGGCGGCAACGCGGACGCGTTCATTGGATGAAGAACCTGAGCGCGGACGAGGTGGGTGAGTTGCTGCCGCAGCTCACTGGTGAAGTCGTGATCCACTTCCGGTGGGCGAGCGTGGGGGGAGTGAACCCGAGGCTCTGCCATCCGTTCCCTGTGGACGGCGGAGCAGAGACGAAGCTCAGCGGCACAACAAAGACGCTCCTGTTTCACAACGGAACATGGAAGGGCCACGCGAGCGCGCTGGAGTATTTGGAGCGCGAGCAGGAACGCAAAATTGTCGGCCCGATCAGTGATAGCCGGGTGTTGGCGCTACTCGTCGCCCATGCCCGCAACCCCGACATCCTCGACCAGATCGAGGGCCGGTTTGTGGTTTTCGGCCACAAGGAAACCCGCGTCTATGGAAGTTGGCAGGAGTGGGCGGGCATGCGGTGCTCGAACCTCGCCTTCCGCTACGAGATGGAACGCGAGGACCACCGCGTGCGATGGGGGATCGGTCGGCGCAAATCGCTCCACGATCAAGTCTCGCTCGATCTCTGGGAAGGGAGGCAGTCATGACCGTGTTCAAGATCATCGCCAGCAAAGGCGGAAGGGTGGTTTTCGACGAACGCGTGGAGGCCAACACGCCGCGCGAGGCACGGCGCAAGATGAAGGAACGACTCGGGATTGAGACCCTGAGCGGCATTGTCTACGCGATCACAGAAATTCCGCTACACCTCATCAAGCAAATCGTGGCCGAGGAAATCGCCGCTGCAACCGTGCGGCGCGAAGGCGGCAATGAAATTGATGTGGCCGCACTTGTGCAGTCGGCTGTGAGTTCCGCGACCAGCACTGCCATAGGGAAAATCGAGCGCAAGATCGATGCAGTCGCAATGCCTGCGCCCTCTTCAATCCGGCGTGATCCCCTTGCCAATATCACCGGTGTCCCAGAGTTCCTCGCCAATGAAGGGGCCGGCATTCCAGTCCTCGCGATCGTTGGCCCCAATTGGAAGGCTATCAAGCGTGATTACCGTCAGACGAGGAGTCCGAAGCAAACCGCTGCAAAGTTCAATATACCGGTCAATACGCTCAAGGCGCGGGTGAGAAGAGAGGGGTGGGGGAAATGAACAGGTTGCATGAGCCTGAAGTCGTTTCAGCCGGATTTGGAAAAGGTTGGACGGTTGTGCGCGTGGGCCGGGATGAGCACGGGCCATTTCAAGACTGGATCGGTGTGAATTACCCCGAGCACAAACAAGCTGAGGACGCTGCTGCGAATTGGGAGCGCATTCAAGCAACAACCGGAGGAAAATCGGTATGAAGTTCTATTCGGTGAGTAGGCCTGTGATTCGTGTCGAACGCTACCGTCAGACTCGGTTCTGGGCGGTGTGGCGAGGCCCCGAGTTGGTGGCGGTTGTCGTTTACAAAAAGGGCGCAATGGCGGTGGCAGAGCTCGCTCGCAAGTTGGAGGAACACAATGAGCCCCGCCTCGTTCAAGCCGCTTGAGCCGAATGACCTGATTGGCAGCGCTGGAGTTGCCGCTCGGGCCTTGGTCGCTAAGGCAAAGCGGGTGCGATCTGGCGGAGATGAGAAGATCAAGGTGCTCCTCTACGGGCCACCAGGAGTCGGCAAGACGACGATAGCCGAAATGGTGGCCTGCGAACTCACTGGCAACGAAGCCTGCGCGATCGAGGAGCACAACGGCCGCGAAATTACGATCGAGGTGGTGAGGCGCTGGATGGACGGGCTCGCCTACAGGGGAATGTTCGGAGGAGGCCAGAGTGTTCGGATCGTCAACGAACTGGATCGCTCATCCCGCGATGCGCAGGATTTGATGCTGGCCTATCTCGACCGGCTTCCTCGTGACCGCGCATTCATAGGCACAAGCAACCTGCAACTGGACCTGTTGACCGAGAGGTTCCAGACGCGCTTTCAAGCATGGAAAATCACAGCGCCCGATAGCGCCGAAATCGCAAAATGGCTCGTGCGGCGGTGGAAAGCCCCAAAGTCACTCGCCGATCAAATCGCCGTGGGATGCGGTGGGTGCGTGCGCGCTGCACTTGCGGATCTCGAAAGTGCCTTCGATTTGAAGGGCTGCAACGAGGCACCAATCCAAAAACAAAATAAGCGTAAAAATGGTGAAAAATACTGATGGAAAATAAGAAGCAACAGCGAGAGGACAAGGATGCTTCAAGCAACCTGCATATATGAACAATTTAAACGCCGCCAATATGATGAACAAAATTGACGCCCATGCTCGCCACGCTTTTGCCCTGGCCAGTCATGCTTTCAAAACATGTAAACACGCGGATTTTGCCGTCGCCGCTGTCGCTGCTGAACAAACGGCTGCACTCTTCCTTGCGAATGCGAACGAAGGTGGAAGCGACGAGTGGCATCGCCGCGCAACCAACTGGAGGACTCAGTCATGAGGTGCACTTCCGACCAACTCACCCAACTCGACCTCATCCATACGGAGACTGGTGTGAGTGCAGTCGCCCTAAGCCCTGACGACCTCGCAATGCTCGCCCGATATGTGGTTGGCGTGATCGCTCAGAACGATCGCCAGCGCGCCGAACGCAAAGCCCGCCGATGCGGGCTCATCAATTTCCGTATCCAAGAATACGCAAGTCGCGTATTTGCGGCGCGGCTTAACGCAGAAACCAGAAAACAAAACGAACCATGCCTGAAATGAATGAACCCGAAATCGCCTACACGGGCGACGAATCCCAACCGGTGGAAGACCACCGCAATCCACGCCGCCGCGGACGACGCAGCGACGGCAGTCAAGCGCCCGAGGTCGGCATTATTATTGATACCGAGCCAAGGCACTCGCTCGACCTCCTCGTGCTGCAACCCAGCGTGATTGCTGATATTGAAGCCGCCCTGCGCTTGATCGAAATCCGAGAGCAACTGGAGGCCGTGTGGAAGTTGCATGAAATCCAACCGCAGCGAGGTCGCTGCATTGTGAACTTCTACGGACCTCCAGGCACGGGGAAGACACGCGCCGCTCTTGGAATCGCGAGGAGGTTGGGCAAGCCGCTCTACCAAGTTGATTACAGCGCGATCGTGTCGAAATATCTTGGCGATACGGCCAAGCATATCGCGCTCGCTTTCAAGCAAGCGACCGAGGCCGATGCGGTGCTGTTCTTCGACGAGGCCGACTCGCTCCTCTCGCGCCGGGTGGCCATCGGTGAATCGTGTTCCACCTCGATCAACCAGAACCGGAATTGCCTGATGCAAGAGTTGGACCGCTTTGGCGGCGTGGTCGTGATGACGACGAACCTGTTCGGGAATTACGATGAAGCAATCCTGCGCCGGATCGCTCGCCACATTGAATTTGCCCTGCCGAATGTGGAAATGCGCGAGAGGTTGTTCCGCGCTCACCTGCCCAATGCCGAGTTGGTGCCGTCCGACCTGCGACAAGCGGCGATCAAAGCGCGTGGGTTCTCAGGCGGGGACATCCTCAATGCGTGCCTGAACGCGATGCTGGCCGCCAGCGCAGATCCGATCCCTGACAACTGGCAACTTAGTGAGGCGGCACTCCTCGCCGAAATTGCAAAAATCCAATCCGGAAAAGCCGCGCACTCGGGAACTGCCGAGCGTCGTGCTGCGATCCTCAACTGAACCGAACACCATGAGCAAATTCCAAGTGCACATCGCCGTGAATGTGACGAGCTTCGCCGTTGTAGAAGTGGAAGCGGCCAACGAAATTGAAGCCAACCAGATCGTGGCCGACTCGATCGATAAACAAGGCTGGGGGTCGCCTTACTGGCAGGCGACGACAGATTGGGATACCGATTGGCAGAATGCCGATGACCTTCGTGTCGTTGGATGGGAGGGCATGCAATGAACGACTCCGAAGACAAGTTCGAGCACGCGTTCAGCGAGATTGTGGAGAGGGAGGAGCGCTCGGATTGGTTTGAGCGCAATTTGCACCGCCGCAGGATCACGCCGCGAAAAACCGCTGCACCGGACCACCTCGCTGTCTACCGGATCGCGAATGCCGTGCTGATCCTCCTGATCGCGCTCGGCCTCTACCTCCTTGGGCAGTTCGATGGGACGAATGCGGAGAGAAAGCGTCTCGCGCAACCCGCTGCATTCGATGACCTCATCATCCGTTCGCAAAAGAAGGAGGGTAAGCCATGAACGAGCGTGATGCCTACATGCTTGCGAATGCACTCGTTGATGTGTGGATCGGGCGAAAGCGCCGGTTCCACTACGCCACCGTGTCTGCGGAGTCTGTGCTGCTCGCGGGCCGAATCGATGTGGGGCCGGATGCCTATGTGGCCGAGGACGCCGAAACGATCGCAGTGCGAAATTTGCTCGCGCAGGGCTACCGTTGGATTCGCACGGATGGCGGTTGGGCAGTATTTGAAAAGGAAATCTCATGAACACCCGACAACGCGCCCTGCTCGATTACCACCGCGACATTGCCGAGTTTGCGACCAGTGCCAGAACGCCCGTATTCGTGATCCTTGACCTCGATGATCCTGTGGCCTTCGAGATCGCTTCTGCGTTCCAGTCAAATTGCGCCGATAAGCGCGACGCGATCAAGGCCGGCAATGCCTACCCAGCATTCACGCTCGCAATGACAGTCGATCAAGCGAACAGGCTCCTCGCCGAGGGATGGCCAAACGCGAAGCCAATCGAGGCAGTGCCCGATAAAATGATGGCCGTCATGCTTATCTCAGAAGGTCGGTGCGTCTGTGGGTTCGTGTCCAAAAAATGAGCGCCCATTTCGCCCATCCCACATTACCCCCTGATGTCCAAACGCGACAAATTCGCCCGATAAACGCTCCAATCGAGGCTGCCATTCCCAACCCACCCACCTATCCCGCGAGGCCCATCGGAGGCGGGCGACTCGAGCTCGCTCCCAAGAAGCCAGGACTTTGGCACGCCGAGCCGAAATACAACGGCTGGCGCGCCCTTGTGCATTGTCCCACCGGCACGATGTGGAACCGTCACGGAGGGCGGCTCACGATCGCTCACGAGTTCAAGAACGCCTTGGATCGTTTGCGGGAGTTGTCCAACCAGGGGCTCGAGTGGGCCGACTGCGAGGCGCTGGAGCGTCGACATGCGATTGGACGTGGCACGCTTGTCGTTCTGGATTGGATCATAGAGTTACCGACCTACCTCGAGCGCCGCGAGTTCCTCTCCAAGCTTATCGAAACCGAGCGCCTGAGCCTCGGGGAATGGTCTACATTTCCTTCCAATGCCCTCGTCCTAACGCCATCCCTCCGCGATGAGGGAGAAAATGTCCAAGCCCTTTACAACTCCCTCAAGGAGCGAAACCGCACGCTGCGTTGCGACTTCTTCGAGGGCGTCGTCATGAAGCGGGCGAACGCTTCCTATCCCATCCAACTTCGCAGCACCGCAGAGGAATCCCGCTGCCTCGTGAAGCACAGGTTTCTGAGATAGGCCGCATCGGAGTGATCGCCCTTGCGGTTGGCGAAAAAATGATCAACCGGCAACCGCTCGAGCACCTCCCATGCACCCGCTCCTGCGATGGATTTCCGCGAGCGGCGCGAACGAGGCTTTTGGCGGAATGAAAACCAAATCCAAAACAGCAGCAGCAACAGCCGGCCCGAGTGCTCCCGCAGCCGGGCTCAAGCGGATCAACCTCGCGGGAATCGCAACCAAGTCGGCAACCACCAAAGCGGCAAAAGCCTACCCGCTCCTCCCCGATGCGGACGGACAAGTCGCCGCGCTCGTGGATGGCATCCTCGAAAAGAGCGAGCAACTTGAGGCGATCGAGGGTGCGCTTGAAATCGAGAAAGCCGAACTCATCGCCATTGCCAAGCCGTTCTACTTCGCCCACCACGCAGGCCAGATGGCCGTGGCATCGAGCATTGAAGCGCAGTCCGGCAGCAAAACGATCCGCGTCGGGTTCTCAAATTCCTACCGCGGCACGAGTGACGACAGCGCGATCGTTCGGGCCGTCGGCGAGGATGGTGCGCGCTTCTTCAAGCAGTCCTTCGAACTCAAGATCAAGGGCGACCTCATCCCTGAAGCTGCTGTGGAGGAACTCATCGGGGAATTGCAGGAACTCTTCGCCCGCCACCATGCTGGAGCCGCCCTCAGTGCTAAGGCCGTGTTCAAGCCCAATAAGGACTTCCACGCCGCCCGACACACGCTCTTCACGCCCGAGCAGAATCTGGAAATCGACAAGATCGTTCCAGTTGCCGCGAGTGTGAAGACCAAGCTCGGAAGGGGGACGGAGGAGTGAGAAATCGCTCCATACATCCCTTCATTTGCATGGGTTGATAAACTTGTTAAATAATTCATTTTTCCGATAACAAAGACCACGGTGATTAGTTTAAGAATCGTCACGTTTTGGTTGGTCTATAACCGCCCAGCTTTGTAGTGTTCTGATTCGTTCAGGTGGCTGCGTGAAGAAATGTGGAGCCTCTTGGTTGGCGCATGACACTTAAGAAATGAGTTAAGAAGCATTTTAAAAAGAGTGTTTGTTAATAAATTAAGTAATAGGAAATCTATTATGTTCAACAACTTGTCACTGGTAATTTGACCATATCTCTCTTTCTATGAGAGGTCGCTTTTTTAGCTTTACACTTTTTACCCTCCCGCTGCGCCGGATATTCACAGGCATCCAAGAGCGACGCAAAGTGCTGTTATATGGGCTTCCATGTCAACTCACGCGGCGGTTTTTGAGCCAATTTTCCACCCCCGAAAACCGCGTTTATGCCCCTCTTGCTTTACACTTGCTTTACATCAACTTTACACGGGCTTGACGTCATCGCAATGAGGAATGCCTTCATCCTTCCAAGCACTTATCGATTTGATGTTTTAGATAAATATACCATATTGACACCATGAAAGGTATAGATAGAATACCATAGTGGAGTTTGAGTATGACCCAGTTAAAAGCGAAGCCAATAAGCAAAAGCACGGCATTGATTTTGAGCGCGCCAAAGAACTCTGGCGCGAGGCCAATCGGGCTGAGTTTGTGGCGTGATTTTCAGACGAACCGAGACTTGGCCTTATCGCAGGACTCGATGACAAACTATGGACAACCATCTACACATTGCGT